TAAGTTCTTTTTCAGAAAAGTCTTTAATTTCTACTTGAATTATGGCACTTTTAGTTTCTTTTAAAATATTTCCACTATATTCTATTTTAGGAATATTTTTTTCAAGATTCGGAGATTCTATTAAACCAAAATCATTTGCAATTATTTTTAATGCTTTTCCATAAGAACAGTCAAAAATATACATAACACAACCAACAAAATCAAATGTTGGTCCTGCAAAGTCTTTATACTTTAGCATACCTTGTCTGTTCTTATAAAAAGCACAAGTTGGTTTTGAATCATTTCTTATAATAGAAGGACTACGAAATAGTCCTTTTTTTACAGGAACTCCTAAGTAATGTTCAAAATATGTTTCTTGACTATTTTTAGATAGTAAAAATTCTTTTGTAATCTTTGGGCTATTGTCTAATTTAAACATATATATCTTTATTTTAGCCTACAAAGATACAAATAATTTTTTACAAATCTGCTATATCAAAAGATAAATCTAAATTAGATTCAGAACCTTTAGTTTCTGGAATTAAAAAAGATTCAGCAGAATTTTGATACATATTTGTAGGCTTAGCATTAGCTTCATTTTGAATTCTTGTAACTTCATATGGAGTAAATGCAATTTTTTCTCCAATAAAGTTATTCCTAACATATGCTTTTCCTTCTCTATTAATTGATGCAAAAAATCCAGGAAATTGAGCTTCTCCATTTTTATTTTTAATCAATTTAATTTTAGAAGTTTTGTCTTTTCCTTTGCTCATAATATTATCCACTAATATTCTAAGTTTGTCCCAATCTGGAGCAACTAATTTTGCTTCTCCACTATCAATTCTTGCAGCAATTGCTGGAACAAAAGAATCAATCATATGCTTAAATAAAAGCATCATCGATTCTACATTAGATGGTTGAGGAATTTTTTCTTTATTACCATTTTTATTAGTAAATTCAGTTTCTCCCCTTTTAAAATCATCTCCTTTAGGTTCAAAAACTGTATGTTCAAATGTTCCATCTTCATTAGAAAATTTGAACTTAATAACTTTATATATTTGTGTGGGATCTTTTTTTCCAGCTATATCTTGGATTTCACATCCATCAAATTTAACTGTATAAATATCGTTACCTACTAATCTAGGTTTAATTGTACTTTGGCTTGCACCAGCGGTTGCATCAAATGAAAAACTGCTCATAATATTAAAGTTTAAATGTCATTTCATCAATTTCTAAATCTTCATCTTCATCTGTAATAACAGTTAAGTCAATATCTTCAGCATTTTTAACGACATCTTTATACGAGGAACTTTCATTTATTTCATTTGATTCTTCACCAATAGCAATCAATTTCCATTTTCCTTCATCATAATCTTCTAAGGTAAATTTCTTACCATATTGAGATAATACATTATTTGCATCACCTCTGTAACTAATTGTATTACTTTTAGTTACTTTGTTTCCAGAACCTTCTTCATCAAAAGCTAAATCTTTTCCTATAATAGGTACTGGTTTTTTACTTCCTTTAATTTTTTCGTACTTAATAAGTACTCTATCTTGATACTCTAGTTCCATATTAGCAACTGCTTTATTATTAAAGCAAATTTTATTGGCTTCTAGAGTTATTACTGCTTCATCTTCTAAAACTTTTTCTTTTTCTTCTTTTTTTGCTTTTGTTCTAGTAGTAGTTTTTTTCTTTTCTACTCCATCAATAAAGCATTTTAAATTTGATATAGTTTCTTTTTCTCCATCAAATTCAAATGTAACAGTAACTTGTTTAATCATTATTCTTCGTTATATAAATCAATTTTGTCAATGACAAATTTTAAATCATTATCAATATAAAAGTCTTCAAAGCAACCCATTGGAGTTTTAGCTGTTGTATTACCATCAGATTGAGTTACAAATTTATGCTCAATTTTTCCTTCTGGATCTTTTATTATTTGAGTAAATAAAACATAAGTAAACAATCCTTCTAATGTTATCATATTATCTAACATTTTCGTTATGATATAATGTTTTTCTAGGTGATTAATTCCATCATTATATCCTTATATTTTCATATAAGACTAGACTATATCTTCATTTTTATATTTTCAAACAAAACCAGCAGATTTTTTAAATTTTCCTTGACAGCATCTCATTAAAGATGATCTGTCTACTTTATAAAAATCAGCTGCTTCTGATAAATAACCTCATTCTTTAATAAACTCTCCTTCAAGAGTATATTGTAGAACTGGTCTACCTTGTTTTTTAATAATACTTCTTCTTATGTTCTCAATATGTTCTTGCGTTTTTTCTTTACCTTTATGAGAATTAGAAATTTTTTGTTTTGTTTCTTCATCTCTAGGAATACCTCTTATTTTTATAGCTCTTTTTTCAATAGATTCTTTAGAAAAAACTTGATTTTGATTACCATCTCCACCATCTGTAAGATTAGTAAGATTAAATCCTCAAGTTTTTAATTGAGATATTCAATATTTTTCAATAATGACTCAATCTTTTGAATCATTATAAACTTCTATTGAATCTAGTTCTATAATTAAAGGTTTTAAATTTTGTTCTAATAAAGAATTAATTCAATTATAATTATAATTACTTTTTATTTTATTCTTTTTAGATTTTTTAGCATCACATATATGTTGATCTAATCGTCTTTGTATTTTTTCTTGTTTAGTTTTCCCTATATACCTAATTTCATTAGGAGTTCTAGGATCAGACAAAGTGTAAAATTTTATTATCATATTTATATAATTTTGAATTTATACAAAAATAATAAATTTTATTTATATAAAACTATAGGTAAACATAATTTTTAAATTATTAATATAAAAATATCCCCATTTCAATAGTTAGATAATCACTCTAACTACTTACTCCACCGATTCGTGGATAGTCGTTACACACGCCCAGAATTAAAAAATTCTTGCTGGCTCGGTATTCCCACCGTCTTTATACGCTGAGGGTTCACCGAATTAGGGGTTATACAGGCAAAATTTAATTTTCACCAATTGTTTTAATTTTATAGTTCGGATTAAGAGCATCTCCAATATTTTCAGCATGAGTAAGAACACAAACTTTTAAGTCTTCTCTCATATTGATTGCTTCTTTTAAAATAGAATAAAAATGAGCAGCTATTTCAGTAAACTTATCATATGATTTTTCACTTGCTCTATCCATTGCTTCAAAACTCATTAAATATTGAGCATCTTCGATAATAACTACCTTGATTTCAGGTCTTGTTTTATCAATAATTTTTAAAATTTGAGAAATTTTAACAACATCTGATGTGTTATATAAATTTCCTTCAAATTTTTTAGTGTCAGCATTTTGTTTTAAAGGCTTATAATTTTTTTTAAACCCTTTTATTGGTAAAGGTTTACCAGCTACATTAATAATAAATGTTGAATTTGGATCTAGATTTCTAATTGAAGTAGATTTACCACTTCCAGAATTACCTACAATTCCTATTAAGTCTGCCATAATTAAAATTTAAATAAATTTTCTTCTTCATCATCTTGTTTTTGTTGTTGTTTTTGATAATCTAAATTTAAATAAGGTTCATAATCTCCTATTTCATCTGGTCTAGGAAGTTCAGCAAACATTCCTATTTCACCATAAAATATCAATCCTTTATTAACATCAGATCTACCATATCTGTTTTTAAGAACCTGACATAATCTGAATCTATTTTTAAGAATATTTTGAATAGGATAACCTTCACATCTTGCAATTTTTTCTCTATATGGATAATATAATGCTATAACTACTTCAGAACCATCAGTAGTACCAGAAGTATCTTTAAAATCATCTAATTGAACAAGTTCATAATTATTTAATTTTCTATCCATACTTTTAGCATTTCTATTTAATTGTTGAATAAGTACTCCAGAAAGACTACATTTATTTCTAAAATAAATTAAATAATCAACAGTAAGATCAATTCTTTCTTTTTTCGTTCCTGTTCCTCCAATTAATCCAACATGATCAATTAATGCAATTTTATAAAGTTCTGGATCATCATCTATATAATTTTCTTTATGTTCTCCTATTTGTTCAAATGTTCCAAATTGTTTTAACCATTCTTTACATGTTGCATAAATACCATTAGGAGTTAAAGACTTATCATATATAGTTAAATGAGTAGATAATTCATTAAGCCAATTAACAGAATTATTTACTAATTCTAAATGCTTATCAGATATAGGTTTTGTTAAAGATAAAATATCTTCATAAGTAACAACTTCTTTATATTCATCCCAAATATGTCTAGATAATAATTTTGCAAACAAAACATCACTTGACATTTCAAAAGAATAATAAAGTATTTTTACTTTTCTATCTCCGGCATTTTTAAGAACATTATAAATAAATATATCTAAGGCAAAACTAGTTTTACCTGATGAGGTATCCGCACCTATAGTATAAAGATATCTACGTTGTATTCCATAAATTAATGAATCTAATACTGGTAATCCTGTACTAATTCCAACATTTTTACCAGATTTACCTCTTTCAACATAGTCTAAAAGTCCGCGAACACCCATTTATAATAATTCTGAATTGTTATATCCATTTATGTTTCCACTATTTTTAATATATTCAATCTCAACC